GCTACTTCTTCAAATGCAACACCTGTTCTTGTCGCAACGAATTGTAGTTGTATAAAGTTAATTGATCTATTAGGTTTAACGAATATATCCGCTTTAAACTCATTTCTATCAATGACAGCAGCAGTATTGTTAGAAGCATCACAAACTACTAAAAAGTCTGTTACACCTCTTCTACCTTGTACATCTCTTAGGAATGGTTCTACGATATTTCTAAATTGTGCTCTTGTGAACTCATCATTGAATTCAAACAATTGGAATTTAGAAGCCGTAGAGATTGCCTTTTCTAAAGTGATAAACAATCTTCTAACGTTTATTCTATCAAACGCACTTGGAGTAGATAAACCTGTTTTGTCACCAAATAGAACAGTTCCCTGTCCTGGTAAAGTAACAACTGGATTTATTCTAGCTCTGTATAACTCATCTCTTTGTGTTTTTGATGGGTTGTATGCTAACTTAACAGCACCTCTAATTACTCCTCTGTTGAAACCAGCAGGTGAGAACCATGAGTCTGCGATTAAGTCTGTTCTTGCAGCCAAACCAGCAATATCACCATTTAATGGTACATATCTAAACACATCATTGTATTTGTCGTAAGTGTATTTGTAACCACTATCGAATACAACGTATGAAGATGATCTAATACCATCAAAGAAAGCTTTAACGTTTGTTGTTTGTGTTGTTGAACTTGTAACACCAACTACGTCTGTTCTTTCTGGTGAAGCAAAAACGATTGCGTCTTTTCTATTTTCAGCAACTGTAATAAGGTTATCTATATGAGTAGCGTCACCTTTTCCAGCAATAATTAAGTTTACATCTACAGTATCAGCGTCTTGGTATCTTTCATATGCAGTTTTTAATTCTGCAACTGAAGCTGTTGATCCGTCTGCACCACCACTTAAACTTGCGTCATTAAGAGCTGAAACAGCAGTAAATGTTACTCCTAAAGCAGGATCACCCCAATTACCAGCTGCACCTGTTGACTCGTGAGCAGTCCAATAAATGTATTGTGATCTGTTATAGATTACATCTTTGTAATAGTTTGAATCACCTTGTGGTGTTTTAGCATCACCTGCTACTGATACTGAGTCATATACTTCTAATACTTCCCCAGCAGTACCTGTAATACCACCATCTTCATCAACCACTACTACGTGTATTTCATCATTTGATCCACCTCTTGCTGAAGTGTATGCTGATGTTCCTGGAGCACCTGATACTAGATCATAGTATCTCCATCTTCTTCTTATTGTTGAAGAGTCAGCTACAGCAGTGTGTAAACCACCTGTACCTGAAGGATGTCTTACGAATGTTACATCATCTGTTGCAATTGCAGTAATTCTGTATTCGTATCCACCTGCTTCTCCAAAGTTTATAATATCGCCTACGTTTAATGTTGAACCATCAGATACAGTAATTGTTGTATCTCCAACTGCTGTTGAAGTGTCATTTACTGTAGTTGCTGAAGTATTTTCGTAAGCTGATGCTGTGTTAGGACATATTGAAACTTTAATATTATTTCCCCACGCACCTGCAGTCCTAGCCGCCCATAAACCGTCTGGCGTAAAACCGTCATCATAATCTGAATTGTTTTTTATTAAGGTTGCACCACCGCCACCTGAAGTAGCGTTGAAAGCACCTGTGTTATTTGCTCGAACAACTCTTAAACTTGATGAGTATTGCAAGAAACTTGCAGCACTAAAAAAGTATTCAAAAGTATTAGAGTCAGGTTTACCAAACGTTTCTACCAATTCTTTTTCAGAAGCAATAGATACAACTTCATCTATTGGACCTTGTGCGAATTGACCTGCGATAGCACCGATCGTTGTAGCTACTGCTGGAATTACGTTTGTTAAGTCTTTCTCTTGTACGAGAACACCTGGTGAAACTTGAAATGCCATATTTTGTTCTCCTCTTATTAGCTAATAAGTATCATTAATCTCGTTTATATTTATAATATCTCACCTTTTCGCACGGTTACTGGAGTCCATCGTTCTCCTGAATCATCCTGAAAACTATCATCATCTAAACCATCATTCATAAACCCAAAAGGTGCCATATCTTGTTCAATTGCGTTTTGTTGTTCTTCATACATTCTAGCACGTACATCTTGGTCTGTCATTTCTTTGAAGTATCTTTGATTTGTTATCCATGCAAATATGACACAACACATAACTAAATCGTCATTAGAACCTTCTTCAGCCTGCCAACCACTACCTCGTCTTACAAATGTTGACAATTCTTGTATAGTATGAAAGTCTGGTATGATCATCTTGTCACCTTCAAGTAAAGATTTTAAGTTAGAACAACCAATACGTTTAACTTGTTTAGTCATACGAACACCTAACTGTGTTCCTCTTTTAGAAAAACCACCACCAAGTATTTGACCTGCACGGCCTTTCATCATACACATTAAAAGATTTGTATATTCTAATTCAAACTGTAGAGCGTCTGCAATTTGATGACCTAAATCATTTACTTCAACACAAACGTGAGCATTATTATATTCTCTTGCTACCTTTTCTATTGTATGTGGAAATAATATAGGTTTAATTTCATTATCTCTAAACTTTGCAACCATCTTATATGGCATTTTTGAAACATCAAATACAGTAAAGGCTGAATAATCTCTTACAGTACCACGAGCCACGTCAACAGTCATAACATAGTCTTTACCTTTTTCTGCTCGTTCATACATATCTAAACCTGCGTTTGACACTAAAGGAGTATTATGTGATAACATTCTTAACTTAGATGGATTAATTAAAGTATCAACTGAACCTACAAACTCACACTCAAACTCAGTAGCAAATTGTGCTTCACTAGTGTTTCTTATAGTTTCTTCTTTCCACTTATCATCTCTACCTGGCACCTCTGACCAATGTACTTCAATAGGTACATAATCATTTCTTTTATGTATTGCGTCATTCCACAGTTTATAAAACATATTCATTCCATGTGGTGTAGATACAATCATTACTTTAGATTTTTTACCAGAAGAAATTGTAGGATATACTGAACTAAAAAATTGCTCAGATATATTATTAGGTATGAAAGCAAACTCGTCAAGGAATATTATGTTAAATGAACCACCTCGAATAGCACTTGAAGATGTTGCAGCTGCAAGTATCTTTGAACCATTTTCTAATTCAAGTGAACCTTTGTTCCAATTTAAGACACCTTGTTGTAACCATTTAGGTAAATTTTCATATGCAAGTTGAAGTCTACCTAATAAATCTCTAGCAGTAGAACTTTTGTTAGCAAGTATGGCCACATTTATATTGTCGTTAAATATAACTTGATGTAATAGATACGCAATGATAGTTGTTGATTTACCTGACTGTCTAGGTAGTTTACAGATAGAAAAACGATTATCGTGGAACGTCTTAACCATTTTTTCCTGAAAATCATACATATTAAAAGGAACTAATCCTTCATCAATATTTACAATTTTTGTATATGTCTTTACAAAATGTATAGGGTCTTCCATACATTTAGCAATCTCTCTTATTTGTTCTTCAGTATATTCTTGTTTGAGATTTGCTTTGTAAAGATTAGGATTACCTAAGTACGCTTCACTCATCATTTACCTTTTTAAAATTTTGATCTTCCTCAGACTGAACATCTTTATTTTTATTTTTCAACATTTTATGTAATTCAGCTGAAGAACCTACAAATAGTGCTTGTTTGATATTTGTACTTGTTTTATTAGGAACATCTTTTAGATTTTTTAATTTACTTTGTAAGTCTTGTAATTTATCTACAGTATCAGCAACCTGTTTAATTAAGTTACCTGCAACCTCATAGGCACGTGGATGTTGACTTTCATTTGCAATATCTAATATACCTTGTATTGCGTCTTGCCCTCTTTCAATTAGATTATAGTAATTTTCTCTACTATATTTGTAGTCGTTATCAATATCTTCTTTGTTCTTATCTTCTATTCTTGGAACAGGTGGAGTATATTCTTTTTTAACTACAGCCTTCGTAGCAGGCTTATCGTTAGAGATGCCAAGGGCTTCGTTTATTTTTTCGTCTATGCTCATAATTATTCATCACCATCATTTGTTGGATTATAGTTTTTAGAATCCGTATAGGTACTTATAGTTGTTGTAAACCCAAAGTCATCATTTGCGTCAGCTGATGTGGGATCTGGTACAACAACAATTCTTTCTTCTCTTTTAGGACCTCCTGATGTGTCTGTATATAAATCAGTTTGTGTTTCTTTAATAACGCTTTTAGAATAAACAGGACCATACAAATATGTTTTAGCAGTAAAACTTAAAGTATAGTTTACAGCTCTTCTTGTTGTAAATGCACCGTCATATGTGTCCTCATAATTAACACTATTTAAAGTTATAGGTACATCTCGTTTAATACCCATTTCAGGAATCGCATTAATTGTAACTGTATAATCTGGTTGAAAATAAGGCAACAACTGTTCTATTATTTGTAATCCATCCTCTGCTGTAGCAGTAAATGAATATAAATTGAATGATATATTGTAAGGTACAGGATTGTATTGATAATACATTTTACTTGCGTCTGAAGTATTAACATTTTTAAATTTACCAATTCTTTGTAATTTACGAGATGAGTCATAACCTATGCCTGATATTTCAAAACCCATACGTGGTAAAGTTATAGCCATTTCTCTTTGATCTAAATTAGGCTGTTGCTCTAATCTTACTAAAAACTTTTCTTTTGGTGAATATGCTAATGGTACTTTTATCTTTTGAATAACATCTCCATCACTATTTGTTCTATGAATAACAATGTTATTAAAAATTGTACCAAATGCTACAACTACTTTTCTCAATGACTCGTGGTAAAATTGTCTTCCAAACATTATTCGTCTACCTCACCAAATGGATTACGTTCCGTGAAATCTAGTATATCATCATCTTGTGAATCATACGTATCATTATCAGCGTAATTTCTTGTTTGAGTAGCCAAATCAAAATCGTCATTTTCTAATATTGCAAAGTTATAGTTACCTAAAATTGCGTCACTTGACTCAAGTAACAACCCACCACCATCTTCTAAAAGTAGTTGATGATGTAACTTATCTAGTGACAACTTATCATCAGCTTGATCAATTTCTGGCATACCAGTATCAAATTTTTCTGAACTATATTCAAATCTAGTTGTTTTTAATTTATAAACTGGCAGATTACCTAATTGAAAGAAAGGCTCTTGGTCTTCAACAAACTGTATTTCAAAAAAACTATTCATTAAAGGAACGTAAATAACATCACCTTCGTTAGGTCTTCCTGATTGTATAAGTGTTGCCATATTATCAACTTGATTTTGCCAACGCCTTTTTGAAATTACAAACGTTGTGTCTTCTCTTATTTCTAAACCAAATTTAGATACCAACTCTTGTTCACCTGCAAAGCCCTCAGTTGTTTCAACATACATTTCTAACATATATGATTGATCAAATTTAGAAAGAGTATCCTCTCCTAAAACTAAATCGTGGTTAACTAATGTTCTTGGTAAGTAGTAACAATCGTGGCCGTAAATTTTTAGACCTTCTATGATTAAATCTTCGTGTAATCTTTTTTCAGATTCGTTTCCGATTCCGTTGCCACCTTGGAAATAATGATTAACTGGCATGGCATTATCCTATCATATACGTTACAGGCGTTTCGTATGTGCCTCTTATTTCTTCTTCTAATTTTCGTATATCTTCTTGTGCTTCTTGGAATATCTGTTGACCATTTAATGTAACTCCACCAATCATAGTCACACCATTAAATTTTGAAAGGTTTGCACCCCATTGTCTTTTAAATAAGGCTGTGACGTATCTTTTTAAGTATATGTCATTATAAACATCTGTCATAACTGTAGGGTCTAGTTTTCTAAAACATTCAATTACAAGATACTCACCAACTGATATATCAGTTTTCCAATCCATATCTACAAATAATTTGTTGTTGTACTGATTAAATCTAATAGGTTTTTCACCTACCAATATGTGGTCTAAAAAATCTAAATGTCTTAATACCATATCATAATGAATAATTGATGTTGATGAAAAATCGTATAGATCATTTAGTCTTAATTGGTATCTTATGTCAAATAAGTTTTGATTACCTCTATTTGAAAGAGGAAAAATTCTTGTTACTGCCAATACAGCTTCAGGTACTACTATAAAATTATTTTGTTCAGTCCACGTAGTAGTTACAGAATTTTTAGTTACACTTGAAGAAGTGTCTCCTGTAGGGGATTTAATTCTATCTACATCTGTTTGAGTAACTTGATATTTTAGATATGTTCTTTCAACACCATCATAATGATATTGAGCAAAGTATTGTAACGCTTCATCTAATCTATCTTCTAATTGATCATCATCTACGTTAATTTCAATAACAGGCTTACCTAATGTTCTTAAAGCGTACTGTTTTAATTCTTCTCTACTTGCTGGGTTGGCCATATTAATCCTTTATTACTATTTATATGATTTTCCATCTAGCAATTACACGTACCTATAGTAATCACAAAATAACGTTTTATGATGTAGATTAATAATTTTTACGTTGCAGAACCGTATAACGATTTAACTACAGATCCAGCAGAGTCTAAAATCTGTAACTGAACAGCACTATTCAAGTTTGATGAAGTCAAACCAGAGATTGTGTTTGAACCAGCAGCAATCGTTTTATTTGTAAGTGTTTGTGTACCTGTAAGTGTAGCAACAGTACTGTTTATATCTATTGTTAATTGTTTAGTTAAGTCATCAGTTGTTGTACTAATACCAGTTCCACCAACAACAGATAATGTGTCACTATCTAAATCAAAAGAAGCAGTACCTGTATCAGCACTTACACCTAATGTTTGCGCTGTATCTTGGTCGTCAATGTAAGTTTTAATTGCTTTAGCAGAAGCAAGAGTACTATCATCTATAGCTGCAGATGTAGATAAATCTGTTTCTATAATACCAGCAGCAAAGTCAGCAACTTCAATATTTGATATTGAGTTACCTGTACCATTAGCGTCAAATGTTTTGTTTGTAAGTGTATCTGAACTAGAAGCTGTGATGTAAGAACCTAAATCAGAAATATCAGCCTCTGTAACTGTAATAGTGTTATTTGCACTATTAATTGTTTTATTAGTTAACGTTTGTGTTGAATTTAATAACGCAATACTAGCTGTATCTGATAAATCAGTTGAAGCGATTGAGATGTTTGCACTACCATCAAATGATTGGCCAGCAATTGTTCTAGCAGTTTCAAGTGTAGTTGCTGTTGTAGCATTACCTGATAAAGCACCTTCAAAAGTTGAAGCAACAATTGTACCACTTGCAATTGTTAAATCACCAGTGTCACTTGCAGTTGCAGTTGTAGTACCAAATATAAATTTATCAGCACTTTCATCCCAAGCCATAATCGCATTGTCACCAGTACTTCCTCTTTCGATTAAGATACCAGTATCGTTAGCGTTTGAAGTTGCACCAGAGTTTAACTCTATTAAGTTATCAGAAATTGTTGTATTTGTTGAAGCAACAGTTGTTGTTGTTCCGTTTACAGTTAAATTTCCACTTAATGTTAAATCAACAGCTGTTATATTACCACTAGCAATTATATTACCTGTTACATCTAGTTTTTCTTGCGGATCAGTATTTCCAATTCCTACATCACGGCCAGTAATATTAAACTCACCTGGAAGTATTTCAAGTGCCCCAAATCCACCAATTTGAATTTGAAAATAGTTTGCGCCTCCAAAGCCAAATTTAGTATCAGTATCACCATCGTGTGTAATGTATTGAGGTATGAATACGTCAGTACCATCAAATGTAAAAGTACTTTCTGCTTCTAAGGTATTAGCCGTAGCACTTCCTGTTATAATTCTATTATCAGCATTGTTGTTAATTGTAGTTGTAGTAATATCACTTGTTAAAGCAATTGTACCTGTACTTGTTGGTAAAGTTAAAGTACCAGTGTTTGAAATTGTAGAAATTACTGGACTTGTTAAAGTCTTATTAGTTAATGTTTCAGTACCAGCCAATGTAGCAAACGAACCATCACTTAATGCACTATTAAATTCTGCTGTAGTACCAGTTAATGTGTTATTTGTTAAACTAATTGACTTATTAGTTAAAGTATTTGTACTTGAAGCTGTTATGTAAGAACCTAAATCAGAAATTTGTGATTCAGTAATACTTAATGCAGCCTCGTGTTGTGTTACACTTGATTCTGTAATGTTAGCATTGGGTACGTTAGCCCAAGTCACTGCTGCTGTTAAATCATTTGTTTCAGTAAATGAAGTTAAGTAACCACTATCATTTGTCCATTGTGATATATTACCTGACTTATTCGTTAATGTATCTGTTGATGATGCTGTAATATATGAACCTAAATCTGAAATATCTGATTCTGTAATCGTAATTGTATTCGATGCACTATTAATTGTTTTATTTGTTAAAGTTTGTGTCGCTGAATTTAATGTTATACTTGAAGTATCTGATAAGTCTGTAGAAGCAATAGTTATATCAGCGCTACCATCAAACGATTGACCAGCAATATTTCTTGCTGTTTCTAATGTGGTTGCAGTATCAGCATTTCCTGTAACATCACCTGTTACGTTACCGGTTACATTTCCAGTTAAATCACCTTCAAATGTTCCAGCAACAAATGTTTCTGAACCAATAGTCCACTTATCTGTTGTTTCATTCCATATTAAAGTTTTATTTGTAGAAGTACCTCGTTCAATTTCAATACCTCCATCTTGCGATGGTGTGCCTGTTTCATTACTATTTAATGTAATTGTATTATCAGCAAGATTAATAGTTTCTGTATTAACAGTTGTTGTAGTACCACTAACTGTTAAATTACCTGATACAGTTAAATTATTTCCTATTGTAACATCATTTGGCAAACCAACTGTGATTGTACCTGAACTTTCACCAACTTCAACTTCATTTGCTGTACCAGAGAAAGTAATTGTACCACCTAATGATGTAGCAGTAGATGTTGTACCATCTGTTACTGTAATTGAAGAATTAATTAATTTAGCATTAGCAACTGTACCATCAACTAATTGAGAACCATTAATTGTTTTGTTAGTTAATGTATCAGTAGATGATGCTGTTATATAAGAACCTAAATCAGAAATATCCGCTTCAACAATTGTTATCGTGTTGTTTGCTGTATCAATTGTTTTGTTCGTTAATGTTTCTGTACCCGCTAGTGTAGTAAATGAGCCATCACTTAAAGCACTATTAAATTCAGCTGTTGTTCCACTTAATGTATTATTTGTTAAATTAATTGATTTGTTTGTAAGTGTATCAGTAGAACTTGCTGTTATGTAAGAACCCAAATCAGAAATATTTGATTCAGTAATTGTAATTGTATTAGAAGCACTATTAATTGTTTTGTTAGTAAGTGTTTGAGTATCACTTGTACCAACAATTGTACCAGATGGTGCTGAAACTGTACTAAATGCGTTTGTACCATCTGCTGTTAAAATACCAGCAGTAAAGGTTGTTGCACCTGTACCACCATCAACAACACCGATAAAATCGGCTGCTTGATATTCGGCAAGACCTGTTACATCACTACCTGTAAATGTTGCTTTAACTGGAGTTTTAACTGCCATCTTATGCTACCACCAATGTTGTTACACTACTACCATCTGATTTTGTAAATGGTATGTGTAGATTACTTATAACATCACCAATTGTACCTGATGTTTGTAGATCAATATTTGAACTTGATCCATCTGCCTTTAAAAACGGTATTGCAGATGATGATACCGTACCAACTGTAATTGTGTCAGTAGAGGCATCACCAGTAATACTAATTAAACCAGATGAATCTAAATTTAAGGTATCAGTTGAAGAATCAGCGACAACGTTAGTTGAATCATTTAAGTTGAAAGTAGTAAAAGAATTGGTAGCAGCAGCTGCAGCACTTCCACCAATTTCTTTTATAGTTCCGTTATCATTTATATAAAACTTTTGATTAGAAGTATCTATACCAACTTCACCATTTGACAAATCACTTGTCGTAGGTGTAGTTGTACCTCGTTTTAGCTTTATAATTGTCGCCATCTCAAAAATCCCTTAATTGACGACTAATTAAAATGTTCCGCCGTCAATCGTAGTAACTGTTACTGCTCCAGAAGTTACTGTAAAGTTGTCAGCACTAAATGAAGCGATACCTTTGTTAGAAGTTGTTGCGTCTTCTCCAGTGATTGTCAATGTATTTGAAGCAATCGCTGTTTGGATACCTTCACCATTCGCAATTACTAATGTTTCACCAAGAGCAACTGCATCTGTTGATGAGTCACTACCTTGAATAGTAAATGTACTATTTGTAAGTGAAGAATTAGCGATGTTAGATATTGTATTAGAAGAACCGTTTATAGTCTTATTTGTTAACTCTAATGTGTTATCAGTTGATACAACATTACTTCC